GGCGGTAGCCGCGGATGGCGTTCCCAAAATCGGTACAGAACTGGCTCGACAGCTGATAGATGTTGCCCGAGGCCCAGTCTCCCACCAGGTGCATTTGGAAATTGAAGGTGTGGCAAATAGCCCGGTCCATGATGTAGGTTCCATTGGCCGCCACCCAGAAAGCCCGCTTGTGCCAGAACTGGGTGAGCATGTCATAGCACCAAGCGGCTTGGGCGGTGGGAAAGTCCACCACAATGAAGGTGTGCCCGTACTCCTGATAACTCCACGAGATCGCGTCCGCCGTGGTCGCGTAACTCTGCCAGGCCAACTCGACCGCGTGGGTCGAGATCCTTTGCCCGGAAAAACCGTTCGAGAGCATGGCGACGAGCGAGCCGCGTTCGTCCTGCGACAACCAGAACGCGGAATTGTTGGCGGTCACCGAATCGGCAAAGGTCGCACAAGACCCGCCCTCGAAGTACGCGCCCTGAATCGGGATGAAGACCGGGAACCCCGCGCCACCGTTGTAGTACCAGACGGATTTTTTGGCGGAGGAGAACTTGATGACGCGGGCATAGCAGCTCATCGAGACGATTTTGTCGGGGAAATAAGAGAGCGTTGCTACGTTCAAGCCATTCCACACCGTCGCGTCTTCCAAATTCGACTGCTGGAAGGTGTGCGAGTTCTGGATGGTGGCGATCACGTAGCCATCGACGAAACCGATCTGGTTAATCAAGCCCTGAAATTGGCCAGCCACCACGGTGTACAGAGAATTGTTCGCCACCGCCGTGATGTCCACCGCAAAGGTGCCATCGCCCGATCCGGTGAGGGCCGACGTCGCAACATTATTTGCCAGCGCGTTTCCCGAACCCGGCGTGAAGCGGAAGGTAGCGACCGAGCCGCCGCCGCCGATACTTAAAACCTGATAAGTGGATCCCGTACCGTCAATGGTGCCGGTGTCGCCGATGTTGTAGCCCGTCCCCGCCGCACCCCCATGCACTCCCGCCGCCGTGATCGCGCCGAGGAAGGTCAGCACATACAATGCGCCGTTGTTCGAGATCACGAGCTGCGTCTGGTTCGCCGTCATCATGGGCAGGGTGCCCGCTACCGGTGCTCCCCCTAACGACCCGTAATTGGCGATCACATTGCCGCTGGCGTTCAGCTCATACAAGTGCGAGGCCGCAGCGAAGGTTCGCCCGTTGATGGTGAACAAGCAGGGAATCGCAGCCTCACCCGGAATCGAGGCGAAGATTTTCCGCCCCGGCGTGTGCAGCAGAGCAATCGGAGTTTTCGCGCCCGAGGATTCCGCCTGCTCGCAGTAGCAGCACATGGCGTCCTCGTCGTCGATGTTCTGCGATTGCGCGACGTAAGTCGGCCCGCAAAAACCGAAAGACCCTGGCACTATTGCGGCCTTCCCCCCGGATAGTTCCCATAAGCCCAGTTGAAGTCCTGCTTCTGCCCCGATGGCTTGGCTTGTGGCATCCCCAAATCTTGCGTTGCAATGCGCGGTGACTTCGTGTTGTAGCCGAACACCGCCGCGCGGGCCATCAGCGCTTTCCTTTCGAGATCGGCTGGCAGAGGCCGATTCGAACCCGCGCAAATATCTTCCGCCAGCGTGAGCTTCAGCGCTTTGCGATAGCCTTGGGGCAAAGTGCCCGGTCCACCGGGGCCACCGATGGGGTCTTGGATGGAGACGAACTGCGAAACCGTCTGCCAGATTTGCAACCGCAGTTGCCGGAAAACGTTGCACACCGGCCAGAAATTCAGGGAACCATCGGGCATCGTGGGATCGTAATAAAGATCGGTCGGAACGTTGGTCTCGATCTGCTTGACTTGCTGCGCCGCCCACCATTGCCGGTCGCGGATATTGATGTTGAGATCAACTAGACCTGGCGTGGCCGAATTTTGCAGCAGCAGCGCCGCCGATTCAATGCGCACCGGGCGGGGCTGCCCGTTGGTCGAGAAATTCGCGAGGCCGCTCGGCCCGATGGTGATGGGATTCGGCAGAGGCGTCAGGTTGTAGACATTGAAGGCGTAGGAGAAAACGTAGAACTGCTTGGCCTGCCACTCATCGCAGAGATCGTTGAACTTGCGAAAGACCCACTGCGCTTCATCCCCCGCCGGGTCTTCGCCGGGAGCGACCGCCCCGATCTCGATCAGGGCGTCTTTGCAGATGTCGTAGCACCTGTACGACAGGGGTGCCGGGGGGTTCACTGGAGGCGCGATGGGCATGGGTTAGAATTTCAACGTGAAAGTGAAAGCGCGAGATATCATTTCGGGTTGGCCGAAGCCGCGCTCGAGCTCATGCTGGAGTTTTGACGTTTACTTTTTCAGTTGGTCGCCCGCATCAAAAGAACGGTTGCGCGATCAAGCCGCGGCGAAGGCTTACCACGAAGGGCAGCAGCGCATGGTCAATCAATATTTCGAGCAGTACCGCACATATGATGCAGTTCGCGAATGGTTCCGCAAAGGCAACCGCATCGCGCAGAGCTAGCCCGCCTGATCCTGCTCGTCGAGCGCCGCCAGCTCTTCCGCCGACATTTCCTCTTCGCGTTTCGGTTCCGAACTTGCTTTCGCGGCGATTCCGGCGCGGCTGACTTTCGAGTAATCGTGATCGGGTGAGGGCTTCAGCTCAAATCCCCGCTTCAGCGCGGCTTTCTGCTCTTTCTCGTTTTCCACCTTCAGCACGCGACCGTTGCCGTGATGGTAGAGCGCCTTGGGAAATTCGTTTTTTGGGTCGTGCGGGTTGTAGTTCTTGCGCGGCGGATTGTTAATGTCGGTGATCGTGGCCTCGGTCGAAGGTTGATCGACAGTGAAATGATTTTCGGTGAGGGTGCGGATGCTTGAAGTTACTGGTGACATGGATTCCTCTTCGCTGGTTTCAGAATTGCGTTGCTGCTCTAAAAGGTTTTTGCGGGTTTTCGTGTCGCGTGGGATGCCGGTCAAATCGAATTCGAGGGGCCAGCGCTCGCGCGGAGCTTTGCGGGTCGATTCATTCAGGGGCATGGATTGAAACAAACGGGAGCCGGGTCAGATTCGGCCCAGCTCCCGCATTCGCTAGTACAACAGCGCGTAAGGCCCGACCACCGAAGTAAACGTGGTCGGAACCGTGATGGTCGGAATGGTGCCAAACGTCCCCGTCTTCGAGGTCGTCAGGTAGGTGTCCTGCGTTCCAGTCACCAGCATCCGAATGGTGTCGGAGGTGCCGTTCGACTGGGTGCAGGCGAAATACTGCGCCGGTCCCACCACCAGATACTTCGCGGTGAAAGCGAAGTTCACGTAAGTGGATGCGGTCGAGTTGGTAGCCCCGGCCAGAGCGCTATTTGCCACCACGTTTCCGGAACTGTCGAGCAGCGCCACCAGGTGCAAGTTGGTGCCGCCCGCCGTGGTGCCGAACATGATGCCCAGGCCGGTGGCCAGCTTGTTGCCCGGAACATCGAGCTCCGCGCAGTAAAGCGTCCCCGCCACCACCGTGGTGCCCGCCGAATCGAGCGACGTGTAAGCCGTGCCGCCGGAGTTGGCCGACAGCACTTCAAACGGCGCTAGCCCGGAAACGCCCCGGACCCACACCCCACCGACGCAATCGGAATAGATATTGTTGTCGATGTCGATGTAGGGCACGACCAGCGCCGCGGTGCGCGTGCAGGCTCCCGCGGGATAGCCCACCGGAACCTGGAACTGGAAATAGCTCGGAGGCCCATACCAGACCACCGCGCCCGAGGGATGCGCAGATACCCGAGACGTGGGTACGCCGCGGGTCACCGTCACCGTGGTGGAGGTGACGGCATTGACCGAATCGGCTTCGCCTTCGATGAAGAGCATGGTCGAACCCGCGACAATGCCGGTGGTCGAGGCCAAGCGAAACGTGTTGGCCTGCGAACTGGTGTTGGTGACCGCCGCCGAGAGCGTGGTGTTTGCGATCTGGCAGGCGGAGCCAACGACGGTGCAGGATTGCGCGTGAGCGAGCGAAGCCGCTAGGAGCAAGCCAACGAAAAAGAGAATCAGCGAGTTTTTCAAAGTGTTTTTCATGGTTGTGTGGCGTGTCTGAAACTCGAAATCGCTTCCGAGATCCAGAAAGACGCCTTCTCCTTTAGGCTCCCAGCAATCCAACGCAAGCGTTGTCCTGATAGAGGTTGCCGAATCCGCCTACGGTGTCGAAGCGGTTGATCTGCAACGAGTGGAAGGCGTCCCAGGCTTTCACGAAACGCACCGGGATGCCAGTGGCTTTGTCTTCGGCCTGCGAACGGGCCTCTACCGCTTTTGGCAGATAGAAGCGCATTCCCACAATAGCAAACGCCATCGGAGTCAGCGCCAATCCGACCGTGCCAGTGGCCCCATTCGGATTCGAGGTTCCGGGCCAGAGCGTCAAAGCCGCACCGTTCGCCGGCAGGGCATCTACGTTCTGATATTGCGAGTTGCCGCTCGGATCATTGGGATTCGGCCCATAGATCGCGGGCAGGATGGTGATGGTGTCGGCTCCGCCGGTCAGCGTGAAATCCTGCGTAGACGTGAAGGTTTGCGGAGTGAGCGGACCGGGGGGACGCCGGGAACGCGGGTTGACGAAGTTCACGTTGGCAATCGCAAACTTGTCGCCCTGCTTGATCGTATCTCCGTTAGTGCCGGTGATGATGAGCGAAGTGCCGCTCTGCCCGGCGCCGGTCACGGTGACCGCTGCCGCCCAGGTTCCGGCGGTGTGGGAGTACAGGTTCTGCTCTTCGAATACATCGAAGGTTTTCAGCTTGCCCATCGAACCCTCTTTGAAGGCTTCGGTGATGGCGTCGGTCGGCTGAAACAGCGAGGTGACCGGAGTGTTGATGGAGTTAGTCTGCATCGAAGACGAAATCAGTGCAGCCCGTTTCTTCGACAGGTACGATCCGGCTTTCTGCAGCAACCGGCCGCGCGCCTGGTCGAGAAACACGATGGAGGTGGGATCGGTGCCGAGCGAGCCTACGATCTGCGAGCAATTGTTTTTGGCAAACAGAGCGGCGCGCGAATCCCATTCGTTCGCAAGCTGCACCCCGGCCGGAGCCAGGTACTGCTCGCGGATTTCTTCTTCCGAACGCTCCGCCTTAACCGCCGCCTCGTAATCGTCCCATTGGAAATCGATGCCAAAGGGTTCGTCGAGTGAGATGGTGGTCGAAATGCGGTTGATGCCTTGCGGGTTGTATCCGAGTCCGTTCCGGATGGTGAACTGTTGCGGGAATTTGACCTGAATCGTGGTGCCGACGGCCCACGCCTTCTCGTAGTCTTTTTCCCAGTCGTGATTGAAGTATTCGGCAATCTTCAGAGCGTTCTTGAGATTGCGCAACACCTCCATCGAGATCCAGAAGGTGTTCAAAAATAGATTAGCCACGGTTGGTTTCCTCTTATTTTTTCTTCAGGCGCGCGAGGTCTTTGGCGTTTTGGGTGCGCTGGTAGGTCTCGAAATCGCCGTCTTCAAGGGCTTGCTCGACCGAATCCTTCGCCACGGCTCCCTGTCCGGAAACCTGATGCGGCGGTCGTGAAGCCTGGGTTACGGGCCGTGCAGAGGAAGAGGAAGAGTTGCGGCCGTCATCGCCACTTGCGCCGCTACGAGATCCGGTGACCTGCGCCTCGATCTCCATCAGCTTGCGAAACTGCCGCTGGGGAGTGATGAGCGAGGTGAACTTGCCGGTCTTCGGATCGTGATCGCGGTAGAAGCCCTGCAGGATTTCCGGATGTTTCCCGAGGTAGTAAGCAACTTCGCCCGCGTGCTCGGAATCCAGCATGAAAAGATCGGTGACCGATCCTTTCGGGATCACTAGATTCTCACTCAACGCTACTTGGTCGAAATCGGGATACTTCGCGCGCAGCGGTGCGAACTGCTTCGTGAAGTGATCGGAAATCTTTTGCGCTTCCTGCTGCTGCGCCGTCTGCTGCTGCGTCCGCGCCTGAGTCTCGTTGAATTCCCGAATAGTTTCCTGCCGCAACCAAGCGTCTTTTGCGTCTTCGTAATCGGCAAAAGTCTTGTAGAGCGGCTTCTGGGTCTTCGGGTCAACGTCGTCGATCTTGGGCTTGGGCGTTTTGGCGGCTTGGGTTCTCGGCTCGGCAGCAGATTGCGAAGTCTGCTGAGTTTCACTGCGTGCTTCGGTCTGAGTCGAGGAGGCGCTTTTCAGGCGGGCGATTTCGGCGCGCGCGTCTTTCAGTTCGCGCTCGCGCTTCTGCCAGCGGCTTTCTCTTCCTTGGGTCTGCGTGGATGCGGTTTCCGAGGCCGCGGCTTTACTGGAGGACGCTGCCGAGGCGCCGTTGATCTCTGACTCGTCTTTCTCGGTGGAAGCCGCCGCTGCTTCCTTTTTCTCTGGCGCGGGTGTGGCTGTTTCCTTTTTGAATTCTCCGGTGAGGCGATAGTGTTCATCGTCCGGCAGGAAGCCGGTTTCCATCGCTTCGCCGAGAGATTCGGGAGTATCGAGTTGCGTTTCAAGTTCCGCTGCCGAGGCGGATTCTTCACTGACGGTTTTCATGAGATTGCCTTTAGGAGTAAATGCCGGGTGTGACGCGGGACCGGCGGCGCGGGGTGCTTCTAAGCTTGGGGTGATCCTTGTGGCTGCGGCTGACCCGGCTGACCCTGCTCGCTGACCGCCTGCTGCTGCAACTTCGCGAGCTGCGCCGACTGCTGGGCTTCGTGCTGATGGTCCATGGCCTGCAATGCCGCTTCGTGGGCCGCGCCGTGATTTTCGATCATAAATTCCTGATACATCTGGGCGCGTTCGCTGGCGCTCTGGCTCTTGGCGGCAATTTCGGCGAGCAGCACCTTGATGTCGTTCGCCAGCTGCGCCCGCTGGTTGTCGCCGTCTTCCTTCATCTGCTGCATGATCAGCTTAGTCTGCTGCTCCAAGACTTTTCCGGCGCGTTCCATATGCAGCGCGGAGTTTTCCTGAATCGCCTGCTGGAGCTGCGCCTGTAATTGCTGGATGGCCTGTTGCGCTTCGGGCGGCATGTTGGGATCGGCGGGCGGGGGATCGAAGACATCGGCGATCTGCTGCCCGATGGGGCCGAGCGTGGGCCGCATCCGGATGCCGAGAGCCAGCACTTTCGCGGCCGGGGTTCCGGGTTGGGGCAGGTTGGCAATGTTCTCGATCAAGCTATCGACAAACTCGTCCTGCTCTTGCCGCTCCGATTCCTGACTCGGCCCGGTCGAAAGCGTCACATCGAATACGCCTTTGCCGGTGTGCAGATGGCCTTCGGCCAGGCCCTGCACTTCGTAGGCTCCGTCGTCTCCGATCGGGTGTGAGGTGTTGCCCACGATCTGCATGGTCGAACGCTTCCCATCGGGCTGCGAGATCGGCATCTCGCGCTGGGTGTCGAGCACCGGAGTAATCAGTTCGTTGATCTGCCAGCCCCTGTTGTGCAGGAACCCGGTTTCGTAGCGGTCCACAAACTGA